TTGGAGGAAATTACTATGAAGAAAATCAATCTTCGGGATTATTACCCGTATTATACACAGGACATGATCGTTGAGGTGCCGGATGAAGTTGCTTTGTTGCTTCGGGAATATATGTTGTTGGAAGAAGCCTATCGGATTCGTACATACCGCTATAAAGCATTTTACTCTCTGGATCGAGACGAAGGTATTGAGCGTGAGATATTGCAAAAGCCTCTTAACCCGGCAGAAATTTGGGAACAGCGCCAAATGACGGAGTTGATTTATAAAGGTCTTTCCAAACTTCCGGTAAAGCAGCGCCAACGAATCTATGCACACTTTTTTCTTGGCATGAGCAAAGCAGATATTGCCAAAGCGGAAGGAACACACAAAAGCCGGATCACCCGTTCTATCGAAGCCGGATTGCGTAGTCTGGAAAAATATTTCAAAGAAATTTTATAACAGACGGCAACTTTGCCCCTAAAAATGTACTGAATAGTAGAGGGACATATTCGGCGGGACAAGCTGGACGGGTGTGGTAAGGAAGCATATACATCCTCCCACCCCAACTGCAATATCAATTTGTCTGCCATGCCCCTTGCTTGTTCCTTGACAACCGAATATACGCTGTTACAGGTACTTCATTCTGTGTTCCGAGCGGCAGATGGGGCGGCGCGGTGACAGGCGGCCTAAGGAGGTGATGGATCCAGGCTGTCCGAGCGATAAACGCAACCTACGAAACCGGCTGTGGCAGGCCGGACGCGATAACGACGCAGATCATAATGGTACTTCTTCACAGCTTCCTAAAGACTTGGGGAGAGTTCCTGCGGCGTTTGCTTGCTCTGGCAAAGCGGCGGCGTATGCGGGACTATGATGCGGTGACGCTATCCGCAGCCTGTAACAGCCCCGTCCTTATAACAGAAGGACTTGCCGGGGTGCGTGGCAAATACGGCAGTAAAATCGAAATCAGATATAATGGGCCGGATTTATGTGTGTAATAACCATAGATCCGACCTATTCATGTGGTTTTGATAACACAGTTTTCAGAAGGGAGTTGATACTATGGAATTGAATACCATTGTCAGTGAAGTGGGTACACTGGTAGACATTCGGGATGTCTCTGTCAACAAAGAACTTTCCCGTGATGAACGGATTGCAGAATTCGTTCAGCAAATCAAAAATCCATACCATTTTAAGTGTGGGCGTTTTACTGTACAGGCCAGCTTTTCTGCTGAAGGTGCTACCCTGGAAGAATGTATCAAGGGTATTTTGCGATAGGTGCAATTTTAAGAAAGGGGCTGACTTTTCCGTAAAAGCATGGTAGAATAAGAATCGGAAAAGGAATTGAATATGGCATAACCACACTTCTTGAATTGCGGGGATTTTTCTGTGCAACGAAAGGAGTGTTTTTTTATGCAGGTTTACAAAGCGATTAAGTACATCCGTCTTTCTTATACGGATGATAAAACAGTAGAAAGTGACAGCGTTGCTAACCAGCGGCGCCTGATCGATGACTACATAGCCCGACACCCGGAAATTGAGGTTGTGGCAGAAAAAATTGACGATGGTTATAGTGGTGTTTTGTTTGATCGCCCGGCATTTCAGGAAATGATGCGGATGATCGAACAAGGCGAAGCTAACTGCGTGATTGTCAAAGACCTCTCCCGCTTAGGTCGTGAGTACATAGAAACAGGCCGTTATATGCGCAGGGTATTTCCAGCCTATGGAGTGCGTTTTATCGCAATTAACGATAATGTGGACACGGAAAATGACGCTGCCGATGATCTCACGGTTTCTGTCAAAAACATTATGAATGAGGCTTACTGTCGGGATATTTCCGTTAAGACACGGAGCGCCCTGGAAGTAAAACGGCGCAGCGGGGATTTTGTAGGTGCTTTTACCATTTATGGTTATGTGAAAGTCGGCGATAAACACAAGAGCTTGGAAGTAGACGAATATGCTGCTAATGTTGTGAGGGATATTTTCAGAAAACGGCTGGAGGGATTCAGCGCTTCCCATATAGCGGATGAACTGAACCGATTAGGAATTCTTTCGCCTTTAGCGTATAAGCGCAATCACGGAATGCCTCATGCAAAAGGTGGCTATACAGACCGAAAGGATTGCAAATGGTCTGCAACTACAATCATCCGCATTTTGCAGGATGAAACTTACACCGGAACACTGGTCCAGGGCAAACAGACAACGCCCCATTTCAAATTAAAAGAGCGTGAGGACAAACCTTCTTCGGAATGGATTCGTGTGGAGGGAACCCATGAAGCGATCATACAAAAGCACGATTTTGATCTGGTGCAACGGCTCCGCAGGATTGACACAAGGACTTCTCCCAAATCGGATAAGGTTTACCTGTTTTCCGGTATTTTGATCTGCGGATGCTGTGGCTGCCGTATGACCCGCAAGACGAACCGCTATAAAGACAAAGAGTATCACTATTATTACTGCCCGACCGGCAAAAAGAATGGCTGCACATCGTCGGTCATGCTGAAAGAGTCGGATCTGATTGAATGTGTGCAGGACAGTTTGAAAGGACATATTGAAAATGTTGCTTCTCTGGATGCCCTGCTGTCCAGTATCAGTCAGGAACGGATCAACCGGGAATTGGCGCAGGAATATGCCGCACAGATCAGAGTAAATGAAAAGCGTGTGGCACAGACCGAGGGCTTTAAGGCAAAACTCTATGAAAATCTGGTGAGTGGAATTCTGACAAAGGAAGAATTTCTCTCTTATAAGCGAAAATACAATGCAGATATTGAACTGTTCCAAAAGGCAATCGCTGAATGGAACGATAAACTTACAGATGTATTGGAAAACCGAAGCGAACGAAACCGTTGGATCAACCATTTTATGAAATTTTCTACTATGGAGGATATTGACCGCCGGGCAGTCATGCAGCTTATCCGAAGCATACGGGTAATGGGTAAAGATGAACTGCATATTGAATTTAATTACCAGGATGAATATCAGAAAGCAATCTCTTTGGCTGAACAGATTGCTACAAAAAATGAAGAAAGGATGGTGAGCTAAATGGCAAGAAAAAGCAGAAAACAGACGGCAGCTCCTATGCCGGCACCATCTTTGTATGTACATGTGGCTCTGTATATCCGTCTTTCTGTGGAGGATAACAAAAAGCGGGGTTGCTCAGTAGAAAACCAAAAACTGGTACTGAATGACTTTCTTTCGGATAAACCGGACTTCGTTGTGTATGATACTTATATCGACAACGGAGCGACAGGGACAAATTTTCACCGCCCTGGATTTCAGCAAATGCTATCTGATATTGAAGCAGGCCACATTAACTGTGTGATTGTTAAGGATCTTTCCCGATTAGGGCGAAATTCTATTGACACAGGTTATTATATCGAACAGTATTTCCATGCTCATAATGTTCGCTTCATTGCTGTTACGGATCAGTTTGACACAGCGGATTCCGGAAATCTTCATGGTGGTATCATGCTGCCTTTGAAAAATATGATCAATGAAGCCTATGCTCTGGACATTGGACGAAAAATCAAAGCACAGGCGCGGCAGGCTATGAAAGATGGCGACTATATTGGTGCACGGGCGCCTTACGGTTACAGGAAAGACCCGGATAATTGCCATAAACTTCTGATTGATGAAAATACTGCCCCTGTGGTAAAACAGATTTTTGAATGGGCACATGAGCATGTGGCACTGAACCGGATTGTCCGCAATCTAAATGAGATGGGAATTCCGGCACCGAGCCATTATAAAAAGACCACTGGCGAGATTACCAGTCCGGGACTGATCGGAAGTGGCAAATGGCAGACCCGCACAGTGATGAAAATCTTAGAAAGCGAAGTTTATACAGGCGATCTGGTGCAAGGAAAAACAAAGATTGTAGATCATCAGCAGGTCAAGGCTGGAGAAGATAATCTGATTATTGCAAAATGCACCCATGAACCGATCATCAGCCATGAGTTGTTTAATGCAGTTCAGGAATACAGAAAACAGATCTGTGAAGAAAGCAAAGCAACTCCAAAACGTCCCTACACACCAAACATTTTCAAAGGTAAAGTGTTCTGTGCTGATTGTGGCAGAAGCCTTCACAGGCAACGCGCCGAGCGCCGGAAAGGACCCGACACTTACTGGTTCCACTGCCTTACAAACAGCCGGGTAGAAAAAGATAGCTGCAAAGGTGCGATGATACAAGAGAAAGAACTGATTTCTACTGTTACGGCTATTCTTGAAAAAGAGCTGACAGTTGCGCTGGGAATGTCGCTGCCACTCTTTCAGTTGGAGACAAGACAAAAACAGGAAAAAGATAAGCTGAAAATTCAGATGTCGGCCAAACGGCAGGAAATTGAAAAAACACGCCGGCTGATCCGTGGCCTATATGAAAATTTTGTGCAGGGTATTTTGACAAATGACGAATACTTTGAATTGAAAGCGGATTATGAACATGCTATCAATGCTCTGTCTGGTGAGATTGAAGTATTTGAAAAATCTATGGACTCTCTGGACAACCAGCTTGCCAGATACCGTGCAATGGAAAAGGATGCAAAAACACTGGCACAGGATCACGTACTGACTGTAGAACTGATCGAACGGCTCATTGAACGAATTGAGATAGACCACGAGCGGAATATTCATGTGACCTTCCGTTTCAAAAATGAATTTCAGGGAAAGGCGGTGGAACCGTGCGCAACTATGTGATTGCCCTTTATATCCGTCTTTCTGTGGAAGATTTCAAAACTGAAAGTTTGAGCATACCAAATCAAAAACTGATTCTTCGTGAAAAAGCTATGTCTCTGCCGGAATGGGATGACAGCGAGATTTTGGAATTTATTGACAACGGTCATACGGGGACAAACTTTGAGCGTCCGGCGGTGCAGGAACTTTTAACAATGGTTCAGGCCGGAAAAATCAACTGTATTATTGTAAAAGACCTTTCCCGATTTGGACGTAACAGCATTGAAACCGGCTATTTTATTGAGCGGGTATTTCCTCTTTATCACACCCGTTTTATTTCCGTCAGTGATGATTTTGACACAGCTAATTTCAAAGGTGATACCGGAGGGATTGATATTGCTTTCAAGTATCTTATCAGCGAGTGGTATAGCCGGGATATGTCCATGAAAACCAAAAGTGCAAAATACGCAAAGATGCGTCGTGGGGAATATCAGAGTGTCATCTGTCCTTACGGCTATCGCAAGAGTGCAGACGGACGTATGGAACCGGACGAGGATGTTGCCCCGAATGTGCAGATGATATTTCAATGGGCGTCTGAAGGCAACACCGCAGCCGAGATCACAAGAAAATTGTATGCCATGAATATCCCCACCCCTGGGGAATATCGCAAACTTAAAGGCAAGGCCTATTACAATGTTTCCCGAACAAACGGCGTTTGGAGTACATCAACGGTTCTGCGTATTTTAGAAGATCAAAGATATATCGGTACCTATGTAATTGGCAAGAGAAAGGTAAAAGAGATTGGCAGCCGACATACACAGTTAAAGGATGAAAGTGAGTGGTTCAAAATCCCGAACCATCATCCGGCTATTGTAAGTGTGGATCTATTTGAGAGAGCCAATGCTTCAATTAAGCGTTTCTCTCTGTCAAATAAAAAGCCGCGTGATTATCTGCTCCGTGGTAAGGTATTCTGCGGATGCTGCGATCATGCAATGTCTCTACGAAATGGTGCGTGGTTTTATTGCCGTCATTCCGAGGTGGCTGAAACGCTTCCTTGTCATGGTGTGCGCATAAAGATGGCTGATCTGGAGCAGGTTGTATTTGAAACAATTCGGGCTCAAATGTGTCCGGCATTGGGAATTGACAGCAATAAGGATAAATTGGATTTGCAGACAGTCCAGCAGGCCGAACATGAAGAAAAACTCCGTTCTATTCAAGACAGCAAGCGGCATCTTTATGAGCAGTATGCGCTTGGAGAGATTGATTTGGAAACCTATCGAACACGAAAAGCGGTTTATGACACGGAACTGGTACAAGCCAAAAATGTTCATGCTGTCATTACTGCACAGACAAAGCAGATAAAAAGTGATTATGAAATCAAGTTGAAACAACAGGAAATTATGCAGGAAGTCGGAAACGCCAATATGCTGACAAAAGCTCTGATTGACCGGCTTATCAACAAAGTTTACGTCTTTCCAGGAGAGCGGATTGAGATTGAATATGCAACACAGGATTTCTTAGAAACAAAGGAATCTGAAAAGGAGGTATAACCGTGAACACCCATTTGAAACAGCTATGGGCAGCTATGAGGCTGCCCGAAAAACTTCAAAAAAAGTTATAAATTTTTTTGTCGTGGGCTTGACATACGGGTGTCTGAGGTCATGCACCCTTATTTGTGGCAGTCCTGCGGCTTCTGCACCCTTTTCTAAACGGCGTTTGATGAAGAACTTAGACACAGTAAAGAGCCTGTCAGAAGGCTTGTAATCGTACAGCATGGCGGCGTATTTCCTTACAGCATCCTCTATAAATGGTGGTGTTGTCGGCTCTCGGTTGCTTCTTTCTGTTTTTGGTGGGAGTATTAAGTCTTTTCGGTCAAAACGGTGGTATGTCTTGTTAATTCTAATAGTATGTTTCTCAAAGTCGAAATCATCTAAAGTGAGTGCCAGGAGTTCGCCGGAGCGCAGCCCAACCCAGAATAGCAGTAAAAAGATGGGATATTCGGGGTACTGTCCTTCGTAGGTTTTAATAAAGGCGTTGAATTGCTCCAACGTCCAAAACTGCAGATCAGGACGCTTACCGCTGATTTTTCCACACTCTCGGGCAGGATTCTTTTGCAGACCATAATACTTGATAGCATGGTTAAAAATAGCCGATAGGTGCCCGTTTATGGTGTGCAGATAATTCGGGCCATATTTGCCCTTATTTAATAGCTCATTCTGCCATTGCCGTACCTGTGCCACTGTAATAGCGTTGATAGGCATATCTTTAAAATAAGGCAGGATATGGGTATTTATCCCACTTTCTTTTACACGGTAGCTTGTGGGCTTTTGGCGTATTTTACAGTCTGATAGGTACAGCTCTGTCATTTGTCCAAAGGACATATCACAAGAGCCGGACTGCTGCAGCTTAAAGGTGCGCTCGTATTCCTGTGCATCCTTCTTACGGGCAAAGCCCTCTTTCTTTTTGCGCTTGCGGTTGCCTTGCCAGTCCTGGTAGTAGAAACTGGTGTACCAGGTATTTTTTTCTTCATTCTTGTAAACGGGCATAAAAATAAGACCTCCTTAAAATTGGGTATAGAAAAATAAGGGTAGGTCTGATATAATAACGGTGTTGAGGCGGTATTCTACCAGAGTACCCACTATATGAAAGCCTTTCCTGTTGGCGCAGGAGGGGCTTTTTTACTTTTGCGCATTTTTGAGCAAAACCGCAGACGTTTGCGGATTTCCCAAGAAGTTGGGAAAGCTACCTAAGTTTAATTTAGGGATGTCGGGCAGGGTGGACACCCTTTCGCCACAAGTGGAGAAAGCTGTCAGAACGATTCGTTCAGTTAGCCTATCTGAGGTACTGTTTTGGTACCCGAGACAATTATCCACAGTTTCGGTTAGGGTGGACGTAGTCAAACTATAGTCGAAACCGCTCAATCTTGAGCAGGTTCATTTAGGGGGGAGATTTAATCTATCCCCTTTCGCCCACAAGTTGTAGAATTCATGCCCACAAGTGGGCAGGCTGTCACGAGTTGGATTCGTTGCAGGAAGTTGCGAATTTCCATAGGGGGTAGATTTAATCGACCTCCTCCGAGTTGGATTCGTCTGAGGTGGTATCTTTTTTTTCCAATTCATATCTCACAGATTCTAAGGAGTTTTGAATACTGTTTAGGTATATATATTTTGCATCGATATCCTCCCCAATTGAGATTGATAATCCATCGTTTATGCAGGCTGAATATATGGCGTCATTGATTTCGTTACACTTTTTTACATCAAAAAACGAATTTATATTTGAAAAAAATTGGTGTCCATAATCACTTGTTAATAGGATGTTTAAAGTGTTTGCAATATTGTATTTGCTTTCTACGCCTTCCTCAGAAAGACTTGTATCTATATCTTGTAAATGAGACATAAAGAATGCTGCCTTATCGGAAATTCCTAATGATTGAGCATTTATTTTTTGCGCTGTGTTTTTATAATCACTTTTTCCAATCATATAATCTACTGTTACATTAAAAAAATTGGATAGTTTTATAAGTGTATCATAATTAGGTTCTCTTCCGTTTAGATAATATGAGAAAGCCTGAGGAGTTAATCCGATGGTACTGGCAATTTGTGCCTGTGTTACATCAGAGTGCTTTTCTTTATATTCGTTAAGTAATTCTCTAAATCGTTCGTGAAAATTCATTTTTACGCCTCCTTGTATTTCATCATACTATCATAAAAAACAATATTCATCAACAATAAAATACTAAAATCAACAAAAATAATATAAATATTTTATTTTATAATAAAAATGTTGACTTATGTAGATTTATGCGTATAATAAATATTGAGATTTGAAAAAAATGGAATCTTAAAAAATATGATGGAGGTGAGTATATGAATATCGATGTCCAAACACTCTTAATAGAGATGGCAAAGGCAAAGATGTCTATTAAAGAACTTAGTGAAAAGTCAGAAGTGTGTAGGGGGACTATTGCAGCTATAAAAAAAGGCTCAGAAGTAAAACCTGAGACAGTAGGAAAAATCGCCGAAGCTCTGGGCGTATCCGTGGAAGAACTTCTGGAGGACTAAGAAAGGAGAAAGCTATGGAAAGCAAATACTACAAAGCTACGGATGTCATGGCTATGCTTGAGTGTTCCGAGACATACGCCTACAAGGTTATCCGACAGCTGAACGAAGAACTTGAGGCGGATGGATACATAACGGTACGGGGCAAGGTGCCGAAGCAGTACCTTGAGAAAAAGTTGTGTCTGGGGTGATTGCATGAAATTAAATGAAATCGTCCTAAAGGACTTATTCAGCCATGCGCCTGCAGGGGAAAACTTCCGCTTTGTTTTTCTGGTGGAGAATGAGGCGTTGGAGGACAAAATCTTGCAGGCTGGTTATATGGCGGTCGGAATTTCCGACGAACCACAAAAAGCAGTTTTCTTGAAAATCATAGAGGAGTGCCAATTCTCATGGATGAAAGATTTTTGCTTTATTCCAAGCTCAAAATTTGGGTTTCTGGGAGAGGTAAAAAAGCAGCTTGAGGGGTTTGGCTATACGGTTTTATCCGATGGTTGGAAAATCTTCAAGGATAAGGAGAGCCGTTTCCTGCTGAACCCCGAGGAGCTGAAAGAGGCACTACAGGATTACGTTGCAAAAATCGCTCCGTCATTAGACAGCACAGGCGAAACACTTATTATGATACCGATGAGTGAAGTAGAAGAAAAAATGATTGATTGGCTTGTTTTAGAATACATTCCAAGAGGTCAGATAACTGTACTTGCAGGGGATGGCGGTAGCGGCAAAACGTCCGCATGGTGCGAAATCGCAGCCAGTATAAGCAGCGGAAAGCCCTGTTTTCTGGTCAAAGATATTATTCCGGCGGAATTTGCAAAGGAAACGCCAAGAAAGGTTATTTTCTTTTCGGCAGAAGATTCCATTGAAACGGTGATAAGACCCAGGTTAAGAAAAGCAGGGGCAAGGCTTGAGAATATTTTGTCTATAGATATTGCAGACGTACGATTTGAAAAGGTTCGGTTCAATAGTCCTTTTGTTGAAAGTCTGATAGCAGAATACCGCCCTGCACTTGTGATTTTCGACCCTATACAGGCATTTATTCCGCCGGAAATTAAAATGAGCGAAAGGAACGCTATGCGGAACTGTCTGCGCCCACTGATTGGATACGGTGAGAAATATGGCTGTACGTTCTTAATCGTGGTACATACAAATAAGCAGTCTGGACTATGGGGTAGAAAAAGAATTGCTGATAGCGCGGATATTTGGGATATTGCAAGGAGCGTTATGCTTGCAGGAGAAACCAAAGAGAAGAATATCAGATATATTTCTCATGAAAAATGCAATTATGGCATGACGGGAAAAACGGTCTTGTTTTCCAATGAAACAGGACGGGTCGAATTTAAAGGCTACACAGACAAAAAGGACAAGGACTTTGTAACTGAAACAAATTATGCAGTTCGTAATGCGCCCCAGAGGGAGGAGGCAAAGGAATTTATTCTTGACTTTCTGAAAGATGGAGAAAAGAAGGTTTCCGAACTCAATGAGATGGCAAAGGCTGTCGGGTATGGAGATAAAACCATTGAAAGGGCTAAAACAGAATTAAGAAAAGAGAACAAAATAGATTTTTCTTCTACTGGAAAAGGACGTAGTAAAGTCCATTTTATAAAAGCTGTATAAAATTTGCTTTATGTCCAGTAAAAATTAGAGGGAGTTAAGGAAAAAATCAGTAAAATCAAGGCTTTCAATACTTCCTCAAGGTGAGGGAGTTAAGAAAGAACGATAGCATAACTTCCTCAAGGTGAGGGAGTTAAGAGAACCCAGTAAAATCAAGGCTTTGCGTTTTACTCCCCCACTTCACAGGGGTATATAGAAAGAGAGGAGCAAGTAAATGAACGAAAGAACCATTGAAGAAATTAAGAACCAATACCTTATTAAGCAGATTTATAAGCCGGATAAGGATTTGTATGTAGTATTGACCGGCACAGACGAAAACGGCAAAGTAGAACATCTTGTGCTTGAAGTTGACTATTTGGCAGTATGTTTTGATGGTGGGATTAGACCGGTAGTCCTGCGTGATGGGGATTACGAGGTATTTGCTGATAGAGAAGATTATGATGGTTTTTATACCGGAAAAGATTTAGACCGCATGAGAAGAAAGTGCGAAGATGAATTTCTATTCTATTAAGAGGGGGTAGCCAACATGAAACAGAATTTAAACCTTGACAATATAGAGAGAATCGAATTTTCGAGTTTTCCGGATGGTGTTGTGCTTGAGATTGCAAAGGCTATTGCGGCGAGCTGGCCCATTAACCTTATGGAGCTTATAGACCTTATTGAGTCATTCGGCTATCTGCCGTTTATCGAGATGTATACGGACTACATTGTAATCGAGAATCTTAAAGAGTTGAAGGTATGACTACCTAAAAGGGGATTTTATGGCGGTTGTAAACACCTTCGACAGAACCAACCAAACGCAAAAATACAAAATAGGAGGTAAGCAAAATGAAAAGACCAGAGGTAACAATAGAGGATTTCAAAAAGCAGGCTACGAAAGAAGGGTGGAACCCAACCCCACAGACCTTGGAGCTTGTCGGGTATCTGATAGATGCAATGGAGCGAGCTTATACCAGAGGATATGCTGACGGCTTGGCAGAAAACAGGGAGGGTTGATTATGGAAAAGTACATAATTGCAGGAAGAGAATATGACGTGAAAGAGCGAGAGCCTGTGCATAATCTGCCTATCGTAGATATTCCTATGATGTCAGATGAACGATGGAATCAGCTTTGTAGAGAGAGCACATTGGAGAACTATCGGAAATACTCAGGCAGGGGAGAAGCTCCAGACTATGAAACTGCTTTGAAGTGGGAAAAGGAATTTTTTGAATCCGATAAGCCAGTAGAAAATATAAAAGCTCCCAGGATCCGGCAAGATACACAGGGAGCAACAATAATTGATTTCTAAATTATACCGCAGGAGGTGCGAAATTGTCAATTAAAATCAAAGTCAGCTATACGGATGAAGGGGAAAAGCGGCTGATCCTCAAGCTGCTGCGCCCTTTACTTGAAAAGGGATACCGCTGCAAGGAGCAGAAAGGCACACCCAGGAGCCGCATCTATATACAGCATAAAGGGCATTTAGGCGGCGGAGAGGACAGCGAAAACGATACATAAGAATAGCTACAAGCCTTGATATTTCAATGGTTTCATGGTATAATACCCCTATAAATGAATAGCGTGGGGAGTACCGCAGCACTGCTGTAAGTCTATAAGGCGTGGGAAATGGTTTTATAACCATCCTGCGCCTTTTTATTTATATTCGATACTCAGCCCTACTCAAGGCGTAAAAGGAGGATAAGAGAATGGAAAACAACAACAACGCAGCGGCAAACAGTAACGTGAATACAGAGGTAAATAACAACCCTGCAGGTGCAGACGCTGGCACCGAGAAAACATTCACACAGGAAGAAGTAAACAACATTGTACAGGAACGTCTGGCAAGGGAACGGGCAAAGAATGAGCCTACACCTGCGGAACTGCGGGAAAAGGAGCTGACTGCCCGAGAGAATAAAATGAGCTGCAAGGAATACATTGCGGAGCAGAAATACCCGAGTGAACTGCTTGATTTGTTTGATACCGCAGACATGGAACAATTCAAGGGGAATGTTGAGAAGATGAAGGAGTTATTCCCCCGCATCTTCATGCCCCCTGGCAAGATACCTATTGCTGTAAGGGGTTGCTCTTTGGGTGGCGTTGCAAAACCAGATCCCATCGCTGCGGCGTTCCGACTGCCTAACGGAGGAGAGGATTAAGAATGGCAATTAACTTAACAACAAAAGTAGTACCCTATACCGATGAAGTCTTTGCGAAGGAAAGTAAAAAGTCTCTACTGACAAACTCTGATTTCGACTGGGTAGGGGCGCATACCATTAAGGTATACAAGATTTCTACAGTTGGCATGAATGACTATAACCGTTCCGGTGCTGACGATAATAACTGGTCTCGTTATGGTGCTGTAGCCGGCTTGGATGCGACCACAGAGGAAATGACACTGAAAAAAGACCGCTCTTTCACTTTTGCGATTGATAAGCTGGATGAGGATGAAACCTTGCAGCAGTTGGCGGCGGCAACCGCTCTTGCAAGACAGCAGCGTGAAATTGTAGTGCCTGAAGTGGATAAGTACACCTACGGGGTGATGTGTGCCAATGCAGGTCACAAGCCCGAGGCGGTGGCACTGACGAAAGAAAATATCTATAGCGAGATTCTGAAAGCAAGCGAGGCTCTGGATAATGCGGAGGCACCCGAGGCGGGGCGTGTGCTGCTTGTAACCCCTGCGGTATATGCTCTGATGAAAAAGAGCCCTGATATTGTAATGGATACAGATTTCTCTGCAGAGCTGCGCTTAAAGGGTGTGATTGCACAGCTGGACGGTGCGCAGATTGTAAAGGTGCCTGCGAAAAGACTGCCTGATAATTTCGGCTTTATGATGGCGCATCCTGTGGCAACCGTAGCACCTACTAAACTGGAGGACTTCAAGTGTCACATTGACCCGCCCGGCATCAGCGGCTCTCTGGTGGAGGGGCGTATCTGCTACGATGCTTTTGTACTGGAGAATAAAGCGAAGGCAATCTATTATCAGACCGTTCCGGCGGCAGTTGCTGCAGCTTCTGTAACGAGAGAATAAACTTTAGGGGGATGCCTTGCGGTGTCCCCTGTTTTTATGTGGTGGTATGAAATAGGGGGAGACATTATGACAAATGAGGAGCTTGCATTAAAGATACAGAACGGGGAGCGGAATCTGATTCCTACCCTGTGGGAGCAGGTGGAGCGGTTTATTTACTTAAAATCTGAAAACTGGTATTGGCAGCATGAGGAAACCTGTATTCGCTGCGGCGTGGCTCTTGATGATTTAAAGCAGGTGTCATACTTTGCCTTTCTGGATGCTATCAGATATTACACCTCTGCGGACGGTTACAAGTTTCTTACCTATCTGGTTTTTCCGCTGCGGAATCGGTTTAACGAGGCGTGCGGAATCCGCACAAAGGCGCAGGCGCAAAGACCGCTGAACAGATGCAAGAGCCTTAATGCCGCTGTCCCCGGCTCTGAGGAAGGTATAACCTATGAGGATACAATCATTGACGAGCTTGCCGTTGAGGACTTCCAGAGGGTGGAGGATGGCATATACAACGAACAGCTACGGAGCGTTCTTGATGAGTGTCTGGCAACTCTCCCCGAGGTGCAGAGCACCGTTATTCAGTATCGTTATTTTGAGGGGCTGACGGCTGAAAAGGCGGGGGAGAGAGTAGGACTGAATCGTAAGCAGTGCAGGAACAGGGAAACAGAAGGTTTGAGGAAATTGCGCAGGGGGAAGAACAGAGAGCGGCTTGAGACATTTGCTGACGGTATCATTTCACGTTATGCCTATTGTAGCAGCTATTCTCTCTGGAAAGCCACAGGAACAAGTTCCACAGAATACACAGCATTAAAACTTATAGAGGAGACATGACGATGATAAGAGTTGATAAAATGGCACAGCAGGCAAAAGAGATTCGGAAGGCTCTGCAGCCCGTTTTCTTCCTTGCTATGGTTGAGGCAGTAAAAGCCGGATGGGTGGTTGTGTTCCATCTGTGGTATGGAAATAGCAGCAGTTATAAGAGAGTTACTTCCTTCTGTCCGGACTTGGAAAGCGTTGATAAGCGTGTGGAAGATATGCGGAAAAGATACCCCGGCGAAAAAGAGCCTGTTGTAATTATTGACAACCTGCAGGAAGGGGGATAAGATGGAGGAGAGTAAACGGCTGCGGCTAAAGCTGACTACTGCCACAGAGGTTCGCAGAGCACTTACAAGGGTATCAAATATGGTTCTGAACGGGGAACTTGACCCAAAGAGAGCCAATGCTATTATCTTGGCTTGTAACGCCATTTTGAGTAGTATTCGGACGGATGAACAGGGGAAGAAGATGGCAGAGTTGGAGGAATTGCTTGCAGAGTTGAAACGTACCAAAAACGTACTATAAGAAAGAAAAACCTTGTAAAATAGCCTATGTGAACAGAAAAATAAGCGAAGAAAACGGCAAATAACAAGGGAAATAACGAGTGTAAAGGTCTACCGTAGACTGGATGATTAAAAGAGGGTGGTTTTATGACAAAGACCAATGTGATGCGTCTTCTGGAGGCGGCAGGGATTGCCTACCGCACTGCGGAGTATGAATATGATGAAGCGAACCTTTCGGGACTGCATGCGGCGGAGCAGGTTGGTATGGATGCGGAGCAGGTGTTTAAAACACTGGTAACCAGAGGGGATAAAACAGGGATTCTGGTATTCTGTATCCCTGTGGATATGGAACTGGATTTGAAAAAGGCGGCATCTGTTTCCAAAAATAAGAAGGTGGAAATGACGCACATGAAGGAGCTTCTGGGGCTGACGGGCTATATCCGCGGCGGCTGCTCCCCAATCGGGATGAAGAAAAAATACCCCACCTTTATTGATGAAACCTGTATCCTCTTTGATGAAATCGCAGTCAGCGCAGGGGTGCGCGGCGAACAGGTGATTCTGAATCCGCAGGATTTGATACAGTATATCGAAGCGACAGAGGCAGACATCACAAAGCCGATGGAATAA